TCCGGGGTTCGTACCGGCTATGCCACTGAAGATCCTTTCTCGATAGATGGCTGACAAATCCAATACCGTCACATTGACCGTCAACGGTCTCGATTTCGCCGGATGGACCGACGTCCGAATTTCGGCGGGTATCGAACGGCAGGCGCGCGATTTCGCGCTTGCAATCACGTGGAAGTGGCCCGGTAGTGGCGACGTGCCGCGGCAGGTCAAACAGGGGGATCGGTGCGAGGTGCGTATTGGGTCGGATCTGGTTCTGACCGGATACGTGTTCTCGACGCCGATCCAACATGACGCCGAATCGCTGACGTGTGGCATTGCCGGCCGGTCGCTCACGGCTGATCTGGTCGACTGCGGTGCGGACAACAAGCCGTCGCAGTGGCGAGGGCAGCGCGTAGGCCGGATCGTCGAGGCGCTTGCCGCGCCGTACGGAGTGAAGGTCGTCGACGAAACAGGGGACGCGGGAACGTTGGCCGATCACACGATCGAGCCCGGCGAAACGGTCTTCAATTCGATCGACCGGCTGTTGCGCTTGTCGCGCTTGTTGTCGACCGACGACGAGCTCGGGCGCCTGGTCATCGCCGAGCCGGGGAGCGCCGGCAGGGCGTCCGACAAGCTCGAGCTCGGCGTCAACATCAAGGGCGGTGATGCGCCGCTCGATTTCTCGCAGGTGTTCTCCGACTACGTGTGCAAGGGGCAGCGCAGCGGAACCGATGAGGCATTCGGTATCGCGGTCAGCGAGATCGAGGCGCGCGTGGCGGACCCGCGTATCGCGCGGCATCGGACGATGGTGATGCGCGAGGCCGGGCAGATGACCGCCGATCTCGCGCGACAGCGCGTCCAGTGGGAAAGCGAAAACCGGATCAGCAAGGCGTTGGCGACGACCTACAAGGTGCAGGGTTGGAGACAGTCGAACGGCCAAATCTGGCGACACAACCAGATCGTCCGTGTCGACGATTCGATCATCGGCTTCGATCGCGACATGCTGGTCGTGGAAATTGAATATTCGCAAAGCAATGCCGAAGGGATGCTCACGAAGCTGACCGTCGCTCCGCCGGACGGCTTTGCGGCCGAGCCGTTGACGAAGCGGAAGAAGGTCAAGGGCAAGAAGAAAGGCAAGGATAACTTTGAATTCCTGCTGCCGGCAGATTGGGAGAAGCAATGAGCAAATTGGGTGCGTGGCTAGTTCGCGGGGTCGTGTCGCTCGTGAATTCGGCCTCGAAGATGCAGACGTTGCAGACGCGGTTGATGGCGGGTGGGGTGAAGGATGGGGTTGAGCATTTCGAGCCGTACGGGTTCACGTCGCATCCGATGGACGGCGCCGAGGCGATTGTTGGTTTTCTCGGCGGCGACTCGTCGCACGGCGTGGCATTGGTCGTTGCCGACCGTCGGTTTCGGCCCCTGAACCTCAAACCCGGCGAGGTCGCGATTTTCACGAACGAAGGTGACAGCCTGATTCTGCGCAACGGCCGTATCGCCGAGCTGACAACGGGCACGTTCCGTGTCAATGCCTCCGAAAAAATCGAATTCAACTCGCCGGTCGTGGAAGCCTCGGAACAGGTTGTCGCAAAGGGAAAGCTGACCGCGCAATCCGGGATGGCGGTGCGGGCCGGTGCGGCCGGCGAGGAGGCGGCGACGTTCGACGCACCCATTCGCACTCCGGATGTCATCGTCAACAACAAGAGCACGGCTCGGCACCGACACGCGGAAACTGGCGGCATTACGGACGAAATGCAATGAGCGACGCTCGAGAATCGATGTTGCGGCGCGCAGTCGAGATCAGCTTGTTCACATGGCGACGGGCCGAGTCCGGCGATTCGATCGACGACGACGAGCGAATGGGATGGTGGGGCGACAGCTTTCCGGATGTTGCCGGCGATCGAATCGGCTCGCGCTTGTGGTTGTTGCGCCGGCAGGTCTTGACTGCGGAAGTATTGCGCCGTGCGGAGGAATACTGCCGCGAAGCCCTGCAGTGGATGGTCGACGATGAAATCGTGACAGCGATCAGCGTCAGTGTGAAACGCGCGGCGGGTGTGGGGCGTGCGGCAACCGAGCGAGCGCTCGGGAAGATCGTCCTGTCCGACGATCGCGACGAGCCGCTCACCATCAACTACGACGACATGTGGAGAATTTTCGATGACTTTTCCGTTGCCGACGCTGCCTGAGCTGATTGAGCGGGTGGGCGGCGATCTGACATCCGCCGCGGATGGCGCGCTCCGGCGCTCGGATCAGCGCGCGCTTGTGCGGGTCCATTCGGGCGCCAGCCACGAAATGCACGGGTTTCTCGGATGGACGGCACGGCAAATTCTGCCGGACGACTGCGACGAGGAAATGCTGTTGCGCCACGCTCGGCTGCGGCTCGCGGTGCCGCGCAAAGATACTGCGGCCGCAGCCGGCGTCGTATCCGCCAGCGGGGCGGAAGGGAAAACCATCGACGCGGGCGCCCTGCTGCAGGCGGACGACCAGCGACGATACGTGGTCGCCGAGACCGCAACGATTCGAGCCGGAACTGCGAAGGTTCAAGTGCGGGCCGTGGATGCGGGGATCGTCGGCAACATTGGCGCCGGCGTGCGGTTGCGGTTTATTTCGCCAGTTGTCGGCGTGTCGGACACGGTCGTGGTGCTGGATCCCGGAATTTCGGGCGGCACGGATCAGGAATCTGTCGAGCGATTGCGACAACGGGTCATTCGGTCGTATCGCCTCGTGCCTGACGGCGGGAACGGAGACGATTACGTGACATGGGCGCTCGAGGTGCCCGGCGTTACGCGCGCGTGGTGCCGACCCCACTACATGGGGCTCGGTACGGTCGGCGTCTTTTTCATGCGCGACGACGACCTCAACCCCGTTCCGGATGAGCATGCATGTGCGACGGTGAAGTCGTATATCGAGCGGCAGCGGCCAGTGACGGCTGAGTTGTACGTGCTCGCGCCGAAGCCGCACGCGATCGATTTCGATATTCGGCTTTCGCCGGATGATGAAGCAACGCGCACGGCCGTCGTGGAAGACCTGTCCGATTTGCTGGAACGGGAAGGGGCGCTCGGCGTGACCGTCCTTGAATCGCATCTCAGGCAGGCGATCAGCGGCGCGCGCGGCGAGCGTGATCACAAGCTGTTGCAACCTGGCGACGACGTTGCCCTGCAGCCGAACGAGATTCCGGTAATGGGAGCCACGAAATGGCAGTGAAGGATGAGGCGGACTATTTGCAGATGCTGCGTGCGCTGCTGCCGCCTGGTCCGGCATGGAGCGACGAGCTCGCTCCGCAGGTGCACCGCGTGCTCGCCGGTCTCGCGCCGGAGTTCTTGCGCATCGATGCCCGTGCACGGGCGTTGCTTGACGAGATGGACGCCGCGACGGTGCGTGAGCTTGTGCCGGATTGGGAGCGCGTCTGTGCGTTGCCGGACGAATGTCTCGGGCCGGCGCAGTCGTTTGAAGAGCGGCAGCGCGAAGTGCGCAACCGATTGCTGGGCGTTGGTGGTCAACGCATCGCGTATTTCGAATCGCTTGCACGTGAGAACGGCTATCCGGACGCCCGGATCGAGGAACACCGCGCGCCGCGGTTTGGGCGGTCGCGATTCGGTGTTGCGCGCTTCGGTACGTGGGCGCAGCAGTACATCTGGACGATGCACATGGGGCGCCGGCGCAGCGACGGGCGCCGTTGGGGCGTGACAGTTTGGGGCGAGCGGTTCGGCCGCAATCCAAATATCGGCATCGAATGCTACATCCGGCGTCATGCGCCCGCGCATACGTTGGTGATTTTTGACTACGAGGTATAGGGGATGGATTATCCAAAGAGCGTGCCGGGTGTCGGCCTGGTGGATGGAAAGTTCGTCGACGAGAATCCCGGCGCCGGGCAAGTCGGCTCGTTGATCCCGTCGAAGTGGGGGAACGACCTGACGGACGAAGTGCTCAACGTGCTGCGGGAAGCGGGCATCGATCCCGATGAAGCGGCGACGACCCAATTGCGTGACGCAGTGCTCGAGATCGCGCAGAGTTCCGTGTCAGGCTCCATCGCGAGCCAAGCTGAGGCCGAGGCGGGCAAGGACAACACGAAGCTGATGACGCCGCTGCGTGTCGCGCAGGTGACGGCGAAGAAGCAGGATGCGTTGGACTACACGCCAGTTCAGCAGGGAACCGGCATCGGACAAGGTCCGAGCACAGTAAAGATCGGCTGGGCGAAAGATGGCAGCGGACTATTCGTCACTGTCGACGATACCGACCTCGGTGCTGTCGCGCTGGCCAAGCAACTCGCTGCGTATGTAACGCAGCAATGGGTCCAAGGATACGCTGTCAGCATTGATGCCCCACGGATGCATGACCGACCAGTGGTAGGCCGAGATGGATGGCAGGCCGACCTCACGCTTCAGAATCGACGGCCAGGGCAAAACGTGGCGACGCACTTGCGGGCTCGAGATGGAGGCGGCATCGAGATCATCAATAACGAGTACAACGGGATTCCGTGGAATATCAGCGATGGGGGCGAAACGTGGCAATCGGGCAACCTGCATGTGGGCGGATCGACTCTGCAAACCGATGGCAACCTTCTCTGCAATTTCCGTGGCGCATGGCTGAGCTCGATTCTCGATGACCTCTACGCCCGCTCCGAAAATCGAGCGGCTGCAGGGGCGCGCGTGCAGTGGGATTCCGGAGTCAACAATTTCGGTGCTATCTCGAGCATCAATGGCGCGTTGCCGGCACCGTGGGTCGTCTGCGGTCTGGGCGGCCCCGGTAATGGAACCGCCAACGCGATCGCAGTGTATGGCGTTGTTCTGAGGAACCAGTAATGAAGAAGAATGAGATCAAGCTCAACGTCGAGCAAGCGGCTTTCATCCTCGCGCAGAAGTTTCCGCAACTCGCGCGGAGCAAGGATTACTGGCCCGCTCATCCCGTTGACGGCAAAACACTGGAGCAGACGGAAACTGCGTGGGTCCCGATCTGGCTGCCTGAAGATGTTCCGCGCCCCACGGCGGACGACCTGCTGGCATGGTGGCCGGAATTCAGAGACGAGTATGCGTATTTTGAGGCGTCGGCGACGGTAAGGACGAAGCGGGATGAGCTGCTCGCGCAGGTCGACCCGCTGGTCGAGCGGGCGAAGGATGAAGGAAAGGCGAATCTGGAGGCGGCACTCCGGGACTATCGAGGCAGGCTTCGAGCTGTCCCGGACCAGGAAGGTTTCCCGTTCGAAGTGATGTGGCCGGTTCTGCCCGAAGAATGAGCCGCAGGCTCAACAATCCTTCGTAAATATCAGGATCTGCGACCGCCCGAACATCAACTGGAACCCTGCTAGGAGGCGGCCAAGGCTGTTCACCCCGGGATAGGTACCAGCTGACGTGTCGCGCACAATCTTGCGCACCCACAAGAGCGACAGTGGCTTCAGTAGCAGATAGACTGGAAGCAACACCATACGCTTATTACGATCGACGCGAATCTCTTCGAGCGTGCAGCCCATCGCACCGAACACATAGATTAGTTGAAGCGGCGTGAGCGGGCTCACGTGCCCTCGATCGATGGGTGCCCCATGTGTCTGCCGGGCGCCGCGTGCGTCGAACTGGAAAAACGTCCCAGTAAAGAGAAACTGCAATCTCGAATGAAGGTTTGAAACATTCGGCGTTGAAACGATGATCGTTCCGTCACGCTTCGTTATGCGAACTAGCTCAGAAATAAGGTTGACTGGATTCAGCACGTGCTCGACACCTTCGAGGCAAGTGACGGCACCGAACTCATCATTCGAGAACGGGAGCGGTGCTTCCATGTTCGCGACAACTGAATCGTTTTCGCCGTGAATATCTGCCTGCACGACTTCGTGCCCGAGTGCCCCGAGCGATGCCGCGAATGCGCCAGACCCCGACGGGATATCGAGGATTTTTGTTTTTCTGGAATGACTTGCTTTGAAGTACTGGAGCACCTGCTTCATGTAGCTGGTTTGGCCGTTGAGGTAATAGCTGTAGTCGCGATGGTTCATTGTGATTTTTTCGGAAGACATAGAAACCAGAGCTGTATATCAGCTAGAGATCGATTATTGAATTGGACAAGTATGAAATCGGCTTCGGGTTTTTAGTCAAGGATATGAACGGCGACGCCGATGCGCACCTGGGCGTAGCTTGCGCCCGCACAACTTCGGACCACCTTCGGGTGGTTTTTTCGTTTACGGCCGCCGCGTGCGGCCTCTTCTTTTAGAGGTGTCGTAATGGAAGCATCCCGATTCAAGTTCAGCCGGCGCAGCGAGGCGAATCTCGCCGGTGTAAAAGAGCCGCTCGTGAAGGTGGTGCGGCGAGCTCTGGAATTGACGTCGGTCGACTTTGGTGTGACTGAAGGACTGCGAACGCAGGTGCGCCAGGGGGAGCTGGTCGCGGCAAAGAAGAGTCAGACGATGAACAGCCGTCACCTGACTGGCGATGCGGTCGACGTGATGGCCTACGTCAATGGCGCAGGCACGTGGGAATGGAAGTACTACGAGGACATCGCGT